CGGTGACCGCAAAATGGACAAAATCAAAGTGACCGTCATGTCGTTCTGAGCTGGGTGACTCAACGACACAGCGGTCAAGGGGGTGGAGTGATACGGGTAACGACTCCACCGACAGTATAGCACAAGGGAGGACAAATGGATAAACAGTATTTCGAGTTCGCTGTCGGTAAGGACAGCACCACGGACGTCAGGCGCCTGCTGGTGGCGCCCACCGGGACGTTTCTGCGCATCGATGACGTGGTGGAAACCTACAAGGGCACCTACAAGGTCATGTTCGTGTGCGTCTACAAGGACGAAGACGATGAGGTAGTGACCGGCATCAAAGCCGCTCTCGGGCAGTCGGAGGCGGAGCGGATCGTCTCCCGGATCACGTCCGAGACGATCGACTGGGAGGTGCACTCCGATGATTTGGACATGTGACCCGGTGCAGGACGCCGAAAACTATTCCGCCGAGCAGGACGAACGCCTTGAACGCCGCCCGGTGTGTGATTTCTGCGGCGAACATATCTGGCAGGAATATTACTACCAGATTGACGGAAAGAAGATCTGCCCGGGATGCCTTAACGATTGCAGAGAATGGATTGATTGAAAGGGGGTAACAACATGGCGTTGCCAGCACTAATTGAGGGATGCAGTTCATCCGGTAAGACCTTCAGCATCAAAGGATTTGCGTCCGTTCCGGATTCGGTCGGGGTTCTGTCCGTGGAAAAGGGGCGGCTTCCGTTCAAATCTGACATTAAGGTTGTCAGGATCCCGGAGGACTACGGCGAAGATATCAAGAGTTACGGACAGCTGAACGCTGCTAAATATGCATGGATCGAGAACGTGATCCGGATGAGCAAGGCTAAGTCAATCGTGATCGATGACAGCCAGTATCTTCTTGTGAATGAGTTGTTCGACCGGGCAAAGGAAAAAGGGTTCGATAAATATACAGAAATGGCTGCGAATTTCCGTAACCTGATTCACTTCATTAACAAACTGAAAGAAGACGACAAAATCGTCTATTTCTTGCATCATACCGAGATCGGCCCGGACGGTCGGGAGAAGGCGAAATCGGTCGGAAAGATGTTAGACGAAAAACTCGTGATCGAGGGGTGTTTCGATATCGTCCTATTTTGCCAGGATCACAAGTTCTATACCCAGTCGAATGGACAGAGCACCGCAAAAACGCCTGAAGGGATGTTCGAGAACATAGAGATCCCGAACGACCTCAAAGCCGTTGACGATGCGATCCGGGATTACTACGGGATGGGGAGGTGATTAGATGGACAACGAGACAATTTTCGAGCGCATCAAGGAAGATCTGCGCGTCACTGCGCGGCGTGCGCTGACGGACACCGGCAACAACTTTGAAGCCGTAAAGGACAACATGGAGGCCGCACTGGATATCGTTCTTAGTGAGTTAATAGAACAGATCTACAAATAACGGAGGTATTCACACATGAAGAAATTCGACAAGTTTGACAGCGCACAGGTTAAGAAGGGGGCAGCGTTTGAGCTGCTCCCGAAGGGGGCCTACGTGCTGAAGATCCTGAAGGCCGTCGAGGAAGACAACAAGAACGGCAACGGCACGCATATCAAGATCGCGTTCGACGTGGCGGAAGGTGAGTATAAGGACTTCTATAAGAAGCAGTTCGACGCATCCGCCAACGAAGACAAGCATTGGCCCTATGACGGCGTTTATAACCTGAGCGCACCGGATGACAGTTCCCCGCAGTGGATGATCGACAAGTTCGGCACGTTCGTCGCCGCTCTGGAAGACTCGAACAGCGGCTATCACTGGGATTGGGACGAATCCAAATGGAAGGGGCTCGTGATCGGAGCGCTATTCCGTAATGAACAGAGCGAAAAGGACGGCACGATCTACGACCACATCCGTCCGTTCTGGTTCCGGAACGCTGATGACGTCCGCAACAACAAGTTCGGCAGACTTCCGAAAGACAAGTTGGTAGACGCGAGCACGCTCCCGGCATCGCCTGACAAGTTCGTCCCGCTCGGAGCCGTCGGAGAGGATGACGTCCCGTTCTGATGGATCACTTCGAGATTGAAGACTTAATGAAGTCCTTCGAGATCATCTGCGACACCCGCGAACAGCGCACACCGAGAGCCGAACAGAGGTATAACGCTTTCGGTGTTGCGCACTCCAGAGGAACGCTGAGTTACGGCGATTACTGCGGGAACATCCTACTGCCGAACGGGCGGAAATTATACGACGGTTCCGAAACGATTTCCGCCAAATGTGTCGTTGAGCGAAAAATGAACCTCGATGAACTGGCGGGATGCTTCACCAGAGGCCGGGATCGGTTCAGGCGGGAGTTCGAGCGAGCTGCGCAGAACGGAAGTCGGGTGTTCCTGCTATGCGAGGACGGAAGCATCGAGAAGATTCTCCGACATGATTATCGGAGCCGGTTCAAACCGAATGCGTTCCTGGCGTCCGTGATAGCGTGGAACATCCGATACAATATGCAGCTGATCTTTTGCTCGCACCTGACTAGCGGAATGATGATCAAAGAAATTCTGTATCGCGACATGAAGGACAGAGCGGAGAAGGGAGAATTTGATGTCGCAAAAGTTTGAGAGCGTGGTCATGTACGGGAGCTGGCTGGAAGTCGCCCGGAGTAAGTTGCCAGAGGATGACGTTTGCCGTCTCATGGTTCAACTGATGGAATACGGTCTGACCGGCAAGATCCCCGAGAATGAAAACGTGATCATGGCGACGATTTTCGAAATGGCAAAACCAAATATCGATTCTAACATCCGGAAGAAAATAAATGGTAAGAAGGGCGGGCGGAAGCCTGGCGGACAGCCCGGAAACAAGAACGCCGAAAACGAAAAAAAACGAATAACCTATGGTTTAAGCAATGCTAATGTCAATGGCAATGCTAATGCAAATGCCAATGACAATGCTAATGCTAATGATATTCCATCGGCTGGCGCCTCCGTTCCTGTGAGCGTCACGGAGGACTCCGCCTCGGAAATCAAAGACGATGACGGATGGATGGTAGGAACGAGGATGAGCAATGAATGAACTTTACACGTTTAACAAAGACGATGCTATCAGGTTCGCGCAGGGAACCGGGATCAGGTACAAGCAGAGCGGCAACGAGTTAGAGTTCCAGTATTGCCCGTACTGCATGGGCGGAAAGAGTCACGATCAGCGCACCTTCTCAATCAGTCTTGTAAATGGCGCCTGGAACTGCAAGCGCGGGAGCTGTGGCAAGACCGGAAACATGATCACGCTCAGTAAAGAATTCGAGTGGTTCTCGCTCGGGGACGGGGTTGATGACTACTACCAGAAGCGTGAGCGGTTCAAAGCGTTCCTGAAGCGCCCGATCGAGGTGAAGGACGCGGCGATCAAGTACATGAAGAAGCGCTGTATTCCGGAAGATATCACACGGAAGTATGAAATCACCGTGAAGAACGGAACGGACGATATTCTCGTTTTCCCATTCAAAGACGAAACCGGCAAGATGTGGTTCGTGAAGTATCGGAACATCAACTACCAGAAGGGAGTGACGAACGGAAGCAAAGAGTGGTGCGAGGCGAACCGGAAGCCAATCCTGTTCGGAATGAACCACTGTAACTTTAAGAACTCGATCCTGATTATGACGGAAGGTCAGATAGACAGTCTGAGCGTCGCCACCGCAGGATATGAGAATGCGGTGTCTGTTCCAACAGGTAAGAACGGCTTCACGTGGGTGCCGTACTGCTGGAACTTCCTCGGGCGCTTCGAAGAACTGATTGTGTTCGGAGATCTCGAAGACGGTGAGATATCGTTACTCGACTACATGAAGACGTCGTTTCACGGATCCGTGAAGCACGTCAGACCGGAAGACTACCGTGGATGCAAGGACGCGAATGAAATTTTGTGCCGGTATGGCAAGGACGCGATTCGGAAATGTATCGATAACGCTGTCCCGATCGACGTTCCCGGACTGAAGCGGCTTTCTGAGATCCAGCGCGTCAACCTGAAAGACCTCGACCGCATGACGACGGGGATCCGCGAGATAGATGAGAAGTGCAAATTCTATTTCGGAGAACTGATAGTCCTAACCGGGGCAGCAGGGGACGGAAAATCGACCATGGC